AGGAGGATTCATTTCATTTCCCACTAGTAAGAAATCCATTTTGACATTCAAGGATTAGAATATGGCTAAACCCCGCAGTAAGAACTTTATCGAAAACTCTTCATATCCAAGCAAATCCAACCGTCTTACCAAAAATCCAATATCGAATCCCGAAGAAGACGACCCGGAAATAGATAACCTTGGTAGCTCGGACCCCTTATATCTTGAGAAACTTCGCAAGATTAAAGCCGAAGCAAATCAAATCGAATTGAAGAACGCAATTATGTTGAAGGATTACTTACCGACTGGCGAAGTAAAAGCGGCTGTCGCTCAAGACTATATGAGGGTGCGAACAAAACTACTTTCGTTGCGTCCAAAGATATTGAAATCATTATTATCGATGACCGACATAAACGAAGCAACAACATATTTTGATACAGAGATAGCAGAGATATTATCCGAACTTTCATACGAAAAGGAATTACTTGAGTAATGCATTTGAAATAATCAAAGATGTAGCGAGGGAACACCTCAAACCAAAAGTTGTAATGGATTTATGTGAGTATGCGAATAACTTTCGATACTTAGCACAAGGCAACGCTGAACCCGGACGTTATAGAACTAGCCGCACCCGTTATATCGAAGAAGTCCTCCGCACTATTTCCCGTCATGACGTGCATAGCATTACCTTGATGTTTAGTTCTCAGACCGCGAAATCAGAAACCCTCCTTTCGGTTTTGCAGTATTACGCGGATTATGAACCTTGCCCAATTATGATTATCCAGCCAACTTTGGATGCAGCATCAGCCTTTTCCAAAGAACGAATATCCAAACAGATTGAATGCACACCTGTTCTTAGAAGAATCTTTGGAATCGACCAATATAAGAACAAGCAAAACACAATCAACTATAAGGAGTTCCCTGGAGGATTTTGGTCGCTTCAAGGTTCGAATAGCCCATCAGGTCTGGCTTCAAAACCAATTCGCGTTGTCGTTGGTGACGAAATTGATAGATGGGCAGTGAATGCCAAAGGCGAAGGAAGTCCAGTTGAAATTGCTTCACGTCGAACCCTTACTTATCACAACTATAAACATATTTGGGTATCAACGCCGGTTGTAAAAGGAAAGTCAAAGATTGAAGAGTTATTCCTTGCAGGAACCCAACACGTATTTGAGTTTCAATGCGTTCATTGTGATGAGCACTTTTATCCCGAACTTAGTCATTTGAAATGGGTTAATAACGACCCAGATACTGCTTTGCTGCATTGCCCTCATTGTGGTTCAGGAATGAATGATGTTGAACGTTGGAGAGCAGCAAACCGAGGTGTATGGATTCCGCGTAATCCAACCGCACGGGATTATTCATATCATACGAATGCCTTCTCGTCCCCTTTCGTTTCGTTAGCCTTTATTGCAAACGAATACATTAAGTGTGATGGCTTACCTTCAAAACTAGGTCCATTTTATAACACGATTTTAGGGCAACCTTATGAAGAGGTTGGAGAAACCCTTGCTGATACTAACGAATTAATTGAAAGACGTGAAGATTATTCAATCAATTCAATTCCAAATGATGTGATATTACTTACGTTTGGAGCTGACGTTCAAGGTGACCGTATTGAAGCACAGGTATTAGGTCATACTGAAAATGATTCAATATATGTTATTCACACATTGGTTTATCCAGGTGATACAAGCGAAATAGAAGTATATGACGAGTTTGTAAATCAGCTTTATTCAAAGACGACTTATATCAGACAAGATGGTATTCAGTTATATCTAAAATCTGGATTGATTGACAGCGGGTATAACACAAAGATAGTTTATGCTGCGGCTAATCGTCATAAGAAACTTAACATCTTCGCAAGTAAGGGTAAAGAAGGATTACGTGCTTCATTAACTTTATCTCGTAATTTGCACAGGCAGCAGTTTTATGTTGTTGGTGTTGATATCTACAAAGAGTTTATATTCAATTCACTGGCGATTAAAGATACTTCTAAATCGGGTTATATTCATTTTAGTATCGACCAAAACGACGATTACTTTCAACAATTAACTCAATCCGAATCAAGAATCATAACCACAGATAAACGTGGTAGAACATATGCGCATTTTGAAAAACGTAAAGGAAGTGGTGTTGCAAACGAAATGCTTGATACTTTTGTTTATGGATTAGCAGCAAAAGATTTACTCAAGAATGTTGATAAGAAAAACGCGGTATATAACATCAAAAAACAAGTAGATTTAATCAAAAGTGAAGAAAAAGCACCAGTTGAAAATCCGATAAATAGTTCAACAGCGGTTATCCCTAATAAACCTAGCAAGTATGCGAATTGGGGTAACTTGAAGTCAAATTAATAAAGGAACTATATGCTTACAGATTTTCCATCGACTATCACGCAAGGTGATTCATTCAAATTTACCACACCAATCGACGAATATACTCCAACTGATGGCTATACTCTTAATTTAGCAATTCGAGGGTTATCTTCAGCAGATATTGTAGCGACGACCTTATTAAGTGATTACATTATTGATATTCCGTCATCAATATCATCAACACTCACACCTGGAACTTATAAGGCAATCTTCTTTGTAACGAAAGGAATTGAGCGAGTAACTCTTTACAGTAAATCACTTGAAGTTCTCGAAGACCCAATCCTAATGGGTAACATTGATATGCGTTCGCATGAAGAAATTATGCTTGACGCTATTGAAGCATTTATTGAAAAGCGAGCAACCCAAGGGCAACTTGACCATTTGATGTCCGAGATTGACCAAAAGAAACTTCAACGTATGTCAATGACTGAATTAGTTGCCCTTCGTGACCATTACAAATCAAAGGTGATGGCTATTAAGAACACAGCACCTCGCAAATTCTTGTATCAATTCACACGATAAGGAAATCAAATGGCTAAGAAAGCAGTAACACCAAAATACAAGAACTTCGGCAGGTCATTTGATGCAGGTCGTATTGGTCGTATGGAAGACCTTAACGAAACCCGCAACATTAATTTCGACCTATCAAGCAGTATTGCAACTTTAAGAAGCAGATGTCGTGCGTTAGCCCAAAACGACCCTCATATCACTAAAGCACTTAATAGTTGGCGTAACAATATCATCGGCAACACCGGCATTGATTTACATGTCCAAGCACGTAAGCAAAATGGAACTTTGGATGATGTATTAAATAAATTAGTTGAAGATGCTTGGTGGGAATTTGGCAAATATGGGGTAAGCACTACTTGCGGGACCATGACTTTTGTTGAGTTGGAGAAGTTGATTATTGAATCGATTGCCAGGGACGGCGAATTTCTTGCCATCAAAAAGTTTGGTTCGCAATTTGGACCGTCAGGATTTCAACTTGATTTAATTCCAATCGAATATCTTTCTCATGCGTTTAATGGTTATGCAGATAACGGCAACATCATTTTCCAGTCAATTGAGTTCAATCGTTACTTACGACCTGTTGCTTATTGGATTAGCGATGAGCTAATCAATCCAACAGTTACAACATTCACACAAAGTTATAAGCAGCCTTCAATTCGTATTCCGGCTGAAGATTGTTATCACATCTTTGAAAAACATTATGTTGGTCAGGTTCGTGGATTCCCATGGATAGTTAGCGCAGTATTGCCAATTCATCATCTTAATTCTTATCGCATTTCAGAGTTAGAGCAAGCACGTATCGCTTCATTGAAGCAGTTGTTTTATACGATGCCTGCTGGAAGCGAAGGGATGAGTCAGGAGGACATTGATGCTGCAGGACGTATTAACACACGTCTTGAACCAGGAGGCGCTGATATCCTTCCTCAAGGGGTTGTTCCTCAGGTCATCGACTTTAATTCCCCTAATTCGGATATGCCTGACTTTATCAAGGCGCAATTGAAGGCAATCAGTTCGGGATTATGTATGTCTTATTCCGCGCTTGCTAATGACCTTGAATCAATCAATTTCAGTTCAGCGAAATATGCTTTTGCTGAAGACGTAACCATGTATCAAAACAAGCAAGCATGGTTTATTGACCATTTCTTAGGACGTGTTTATGTCGATTGGCTCAAGTATCAATTTGACACGGGAAGAATCTCAATCCCCGGCAGCAAATACACTAAATGTTTAGATGTCAAATGGACACCACGCGGATTCAAGTCAGTTAATTTAGTAGAAACAGCTAAAGCAGCGACTTTACTTTATCAATTAGGTTTAGCGAGTTTGACTCAACTTAGCGCTGAATTATTAGGTGTTGATTTCGAGGAAACAATAACTCAAATAGCTGCTGAGAATAAACGACTTGAAGCATTGGGTATTAAATTACCTGCAATGATTGATATTTTGAAACTTGAAGCATTAACTGCCGCTGAAACTAACCCAGTTCAAAATCAATAAATAGTAGTGAAAAGCACTATTTCAAAAATCAATAAATAGATTGGTGAAAATTATGAAAATCTAAAAAGGAAATAATTATGCAAGACAGAGAATCTTTTTCTCGGTCAGCAGAATTTGAAGCCGATACATACAACCCTGATGACAACACAATAGAAATATCGTTCTCAAGTGAAACTCCTTATTTGAGAGCAACAGGATGGGAAATCTTATCTCATTCTCCAAATGACGCTGATTTTAGTCGTATCGAAGCAAATGCAGTTCCATTTATTCTCGAACATAACACATCCGACCCTGAAGCGCATATAGGAACAGTGCTTCGTGGCTGGATAGAAGGAACAAAAGGAAAAGCATTAATCAAGTTTTCGTCTGACGAAGAAAAGCAAGGAATTATTAACGACATTAAGTCGGGCGTTCGACCAAATATATCAGTTGGCTATACCCGTTGGGATGAAACTTTGGTAGGGCAAATCGAAGGAATCAAGGCATTTCGTTACAAGTTTATGCCGTATGAGATTTCTTCAGTAAGCGTTCCTGCAGATACCACCGTAGGACTAAATAGAACAATCGAACCAATTACCAACCCAACCAAGGAATCTAAGAAAATGGAAATCCAAGAATCAAAACAAATTAATGAAGCAGAAGTTCGTTCTGCTGCTATCAAAGAAGCAACCCAACGCGCCGTTTCAATTAACGACTTATGCGGCAAATGGAATATGTCTGCTCGTGCTGCAGAGTTTATTGCTTCCGATAAATCATTTGACGAAATCAGAAGTGAAGTATTAACTGAAGTTGAAAAACGTTCAGCTGATATCGAAATCAACAAAACTCCGGTGGATGCTGTTAGACAAAGTGCGCCTGCAGTTCATACTCGTGAAAAAGACGTATTCAACGTAGCCAAAGCATTACGTGCGGCTATCGATGAAGACTGGACTAACGCTGGTTTTGAAAAAGAAATGTCACAAGAAGGCGTTCGCGGAACAGGTCAATCATGGAACAAAAGAACCTTCACTGTTGATTTGAATCAACGTGCTGATTCTATTTCAACCGTAGGCACTGCAGGTTCAGTAGGCAATTTGGTTGCTGAAAATTATCGTCCTCAAGATTTGATTGACGTGCTTTGGTCAAAAACTGCTTTATCTCAATTACCTGTTCATCGTGAAACTGGTTTGAAAGATAATCAATTATTCCCAGTTGTAACTTCAAAAGCAACCGCTTGGATGGTTGGGGAAACTGGCGCTATTGGTGATTCAGAAAGTGTTACCACTACAACCAAAAATGCTTCACCAAAACAAATGGTTACTAAATCTGCGCTATCTTTGATGGCTCAATTCCAAACCACTCCTTCAACTGAAGCAATCATCTACAAACAAATCTTTGAAGCAATTGGTTTGAAACTTGACCAAATGTTACTTGCTCCTTCTCAAACTGTTGGCGAATTAACTTCGTTGTTAGCAGCTATCACTGGTGGTCAAGTTGTGGCAGGTGGAACTAATGGTGCTGCTCCTAGCAGAACTAACTTGCTAAAACTTCAAAAAATCCTTTCTGATAATAACATTTCGGATGCAGGTTTAAGATGGCTTACTAACCGTGGCACTATGCTAACCCTTGGTAATACTTTGAATGATTCTGCTAATACTAATAGCGGATATATCATCCCATTAGGTGTTACTGCTGATTCATTGCTTGGCAAACCAGTCGCTGTTTCAAACAATGTTCCTGCTACTTTGACCAAAGGAACTGGAACAGGTTTATCTCCAATTATCGCGGGCGATTTCAGCGAGTTCTTCGTTGGACAGTGGAATAACCTAGTCGTAAAAGTAGATGAAACTACAGGCGCTGATAATAGCCTTGTCTTCATCCGTTCATATAGCTGGTGGGACTTCATGATTAAACGTCTTGAAGCATTCGTAGCAATCAAAGACGTAATCACTCTTTAATAGCCACTGAGCCTAG